CCGAGATGACTGTAGAGAATGCGTTCTCATCAGGCAACTCTGATGAAGATATAGAAAGAGATGTAGAAAGACTCAAGAAAATTGCAGCACCAAAACTTAAACTAGTCGGGGACAAATAATGTCAAGAACAGATAAAAAAATACCAGAAGAAATAAAAAAAAGAAATGACGCATTAAAAAATAAAAAAACTATAGAAGGAGAAGCACCATCAAAACCTTTAGAATTAACAATCAATAGAACAAATAAAACATTTCAAGAACAAATGCAAGATCTTTTATCTAAAAAAGATAAATTAGTTAAACAAGACGCTGGAGACGGTAGAAATGAATATCAAGTAAAAGTTAATAATTTAAAAAAGAAAATAAAAGAATATAATAAAAATCTAAAAGGAGGCGAATCTAAAGTTAAATTTGGCTCTTTGCTTCAAGGCATAAAGAAAAAAGAACGTGAAGGTAAGTTTGATAGAGGAGCAGAAGAAAAAAGTAAAAATGCTTTGCGTAAAAAAATGTTTGATAAACAAGATGGATCGAGACGTGGCGGAGTACACAAAGGAACTAAAGAAGATAGATCAAATGAATTATCCCAAGAAGCTGCCGATGCTATGATAAAAAAGAAAAAGAAAAAAACAGGCCCAGGAGCTAGATAATGTCAAAATTATATAACGAATACGTAGCACCTAAGCTCGACAAGGTTGCAGAAAAAATACCTGGATATAAAAAAGTAAAAAAGATTATACCCAAAGGTTTAAAGTTAGACATAGGTAAAAACAAAGTCGGCATTTCATACAGTAAAAAGTTTTAATGCCTATCATAAAAATCACAGGAGATACAAATATGATATTAAATCCACAACTAAACTTATACGATCCCGATAATCCACCAGAAGATTTACATTCACAATTAGTGATATGGGGAAAAACAGTATATGTCTGTAACAGTAGAAGATAGAAACGCCGCCTCAAGACTAGCCGTTAAACAAGCAAGAGAAGATCTTTTAGCATTTGTAATGCTAATGAATCCCTCATTTAGTATTGGCCCACACCATAGAGTTCTATGTGATGAACTCATGAAGATAGCCAACAATGAAAATGACAGGCTAATGGTCTTTGTTGCGCCGCGTTCTAGTAAATCACTTATAACATCAACATACTTTCCAGCATGGGCTCTAGGTAAGAATCCATATTGGCAAGAGATTGCAGTATCACACAGTGATGACTTGGCCACAAGGTTCGGCCGCGCTATTCGTGATATAATAAATACGCCGCAGTACAAAGCTATATTCCCTCAAACAAACATTCGCAAAGATAACAGAGCAGCAAACAGTTGGGGTCTACAACATAAAGGCAAAGAAGCAGGTTCATTCCTAGCAGCTGGTTCTGGATCAGGTATTGCAGGTTTTGGTGCTCATCTTGCTATTATAGATGACCCAATATCAGAGCAAGACGCATTTTCTAAGACTAGAAGAGAGAGTTTAAACGAGTGGTACGCCTCTGGTTTACGTACAAGGCTTATGCCTGGCGGTAAAATAGTTATAGTTATGACAAGATGGCATGAAAGAGACCTTTCTGGTCACTTATTGGCTATGGAAGACAGCTCACCCATGTCAGATAAGTGGGAAGTAGTACGCATACCTGCCCTAAATACTACAGAATCTTTAGAAAAACTAGAAAAAGCAAGAAAAAAGCTAGTAAAACAAGGATATTTGTCGCAAAAGTATACTAATTTAGAGTTAGGTAAGTCATTTTGGCCAGAATCAGACGTAGAAAACGGATTTTGCTGGACAACTGAAGAGATAATACGTACAAAAAACAATACGCCCCCCTTTAAATTTGATGCACTCTATGGACAGGCTCCTTCTGCAGAAGAAGGTAACATAATTAAACTAGATTGGTGGCAAAATTGGGACAATCCCAGCCCCCCTGACTGCGAATATATCATACAATCGTGGGATACAGCATTTTCTACAAGAAGCACAGCCGATTATAGCGCGGTAACCACATGGGGAGTATTTAGTTCTGGTTTAGAAGTTCCAAATCTTATATTATTAGGAGCTGAGAAAGGTAGATGGGATTTTCCTACGCTTAGAGAAAAAGCAGTATCCAAATATCACGAACATGACCCTGATGCTGTTCTAATTGAGAAAAAAGCATCTGGTCAATCTTTAATACAAGACTTGCGTTTAACAGGTATTCCTATATTTGAGTTTCAACCAGATAGAGATAAGGTGGCGCGGGCTTATGCAATATCTTCTTTATTTCACAATGGTAGAATTTATGCACCTTTTAAAAAAGATTGGGCTATGGAAGTAATAGATGAAATTAGAGCTTTCCCTACGGGTCTGCATGACGATTTAGTTGACACAGTAACACAAGCTTTATTATGGATGAGAAATGGTGGTTATGTAGCAAACACAGCTGACACATTCCTTGACAAAAGAGAGAAAGAGATCTATAATAGAGAATCTAGACGTTACTATTAGGGGATATAAATGGCAATAGAAAAAAGAATACAATTGGAAGATGATACGATATCAGCAGAATTACCAACTTCTGAAGATATTACGGAAATGGATGATGGTGGCGCACAAGTCACATTGACAGATCAAACAGAAATAGACGAAGCTGACGCAATGGGTCTTCTACAAGAAGAATCTATGATGGACACAGAACACGATGCTAACTTAGTTGAAAGCATGGAAGAGTCTGATGTTCAAAAAATTACAAATGAATTATTAGAAGGTTTTGATAGAGACAAACAATCAAGAGAAGAATATGATGAAATTGCTGAAGATGGTATAGGTCTTTTGGGATTGCAATATGATGATTCAGCTGGATCTTTTCCAGGTTCATCAGGAGTTACACATCCTGTATTAGCTCAAGCAGTTGTAAGGTTTCAAGCAAAAGCATATAAAGAATTATTCCCAACAGAAGGCCCTGTGCGTACTGTAATAATGGGAACTCAAACTCAAGAAAAACTAGATCAATCAAATCGTGTAAGACAATTTTTAAATTGGCAAACACAAACTCAAATGCCAGAGTATGGCCCTCAGTTAGATAAGATGTTATTTCATGTTGCATTATATGGTACATCATTTAAGAAAACTTATTTTAATCCAGCTCTACAAAGACCAGTTACAGAATTTATAAAAGCACAAGATTTTTATGTAGACTACTATGCATCTGATTTAGAAACAGCCGAACGATACACACACAAATATATTATATCTAAAAACGAAATAAAGAAAATGCAATTAGCAGGAGTATTTCAAGACATAGATATAGATGCAGATTACAACATTGAACAAACAGGAGCAGATGAATTATCTGATGAAACTGTTGGTTCAAGTAGACCAGGAAACAATGATGATTATGTAAGTATTTTAGAAATGCATGTTAATATTGATTTACCAGGTTTTGAAGATCCAGATGGAATACAATTACCATACATAGTTCATTTAACAGAAGATGGCGATGTATTAGCCATTAGAAGAAACTACGATGAAGAAGATGTAATGCGTAAAAAGAAAATGTATTTTACACATTATACAATGATTCCTGGATTAGGATTTTACGGATATGGTTATATTCATCTTATTGGTGGATTAACTAAAACAGCTACTTCCTCCATGCGTCAATTAATTGATGCAGGAACCTTTGCAAACTTACCAGGGGGCTTCAAGGCACACGGCTTACGTGTACTTGCCCCTGATGAGCCTATTGCACCAGGTGAATTTAGAGAGGTAAACGCTCCAGCGGGTGACTTAGGAAAATCATTACAGATACTTCCATTTAAAGAACCATCATCTACATTATTTAATTTAATGGATTATGCTTCTAAACTCGCATCGCAATTTGCAGACTCTACTGATAACGTAGTAGAAAATGCAACAAACTATGGGCCAGTCGGAACGACTATGGCTCTACTTGAACAGTCCTCAAAACTGTTCAACGCTGTGCACAAGCGGTTACATGCCGCACAAACAAAAGACCTGCGAATACTTACACGTCTAGATTATGAATATCTTCCCGATTTATATCCATATGAAGTCGCAGGTGGTGCACAGCAAATATTTAAAAAAGATTTTAATTTAAAATCAATTGATGTTATTCCTGTATCAGATCCTAACATGCCAACTGAAGCACATAGGATTGCAAAGATTAATGCTATTATGTCAATAGCACAACAAAATCCTGCAGCTTATAACATGGAACAAATTGGTATGGAACTATTTTCTGCAATGGGAATAAGTGAACCACAACGTTATTTAAAACAACAACAGCAACCATTTAGTGCAGATCCAATATCTGAAAATATGGCGGCGCTTAAGGGGGCACCTCTTCAAGCAAAACCAGAACAAAATCATGATGCTCACATTATTACACATGGTACGTTCATGCAGAATCCTTCATTTGAAAGTCCACCAGTTCAACAACTTTTGATTTCTCATATGCAAGATCACTTAGCTATGAAGTATCAACAACAAATGGCTCAGATGGTTCAAGATCCGCAAGCGCAACAAATGATTATGGCTGGTCAACAGCTTCCACCAGAAATGGAAAATCAAATTGCATTGATGGCCGCGGATGCTTCTGATAAAGTTTTACAATTTGATGAAGAGAAAACTAAAATTATGAATGGTGAAAAGAAAGATTCATCACAAGAACAATTAGACATTCAAAAACAAGACTTAGCATTGCGTGCTAAAAAATTAATGGATGATATGAAAATNCATGATGACAAAATGAATTTNCAAGAATCTAAAATAATGATCGATGATGAAAATAAAGATGAAGATCGTAAATTAAAAGAANCGCANATGGCAATGGACTCAGCAGAAAAATTAACATCTAATGTGGACAGCATTATCAGTACAACTATAGGAAGGCAATAATGGGATTTTTTAGTTTATTAAAACTAGGAGGAAGGTTAGCACTCAAAACTCCTGCAGGTAAAAAAGCTGCAAAAAGTGTATTTAACAAAATTAAAATGAAAGATGCTAAAAAACTTATTTTAAATCCTGCTAAAAAAGCAACTAAAAAGAAAGTTAAAAAGAAATTGCAACCTGTTAAAGATTTAGGCAAAGGCACAGCTACAGGAACAGTAGCTGCTAGTGAAGTTAATGCCAGAAAGAATAAAAAGAAATGAAACAAAAAATTAAAAAAATTAAAAAAGTAATTAAAGGTTTAAATAAAGCATCTAAGTTACATGCTGGTCAAGCTAAAGTTTTACAGGGGGTAATTAAAAATGGCAGTAAAAAAGTCAAAAAGTACAGTAAATAAGGCTGGTAATTATACTAAGCCGACAATGAGAAAAAAGATCTTTAATAGAATTAAAGCTCAGGCTTCTCATGGAACCGCTGCAGGTCAATGGAGTGCACG